TTGTGTTTGAAACCACCTGCTTGTTCTCCAGTTAAATGTTTATGAATCGTTGCTCTCGCAATACCAGTGTCTTTACTTGCTTCAAGGATTGATTTATAAACCTTACCAGTTTCGATACATACAACTGATTTACTATTTAGTTCGTTTCCGAGTTTTCTATATACTGGACCATATTTTTTGTAATCCAATAGTTGCATCCAATGAAAACCGCCAGCAGTTGCCCTTTTGTCTGCATTACGAGCACATTCTGCAATATGCACTTTGTTAATGCCAGTGTCTTTGCTCGCTTCCACACTTGACTTATATATCTTATTTGTTTCTAAACAAATAATTTCAATATCGTTTCGTGGTGGATTATCGCCACCCAACGTGGAATTATAACCATTTTCATAACTATCATAGAAAGAAATCCAATATATTTCTCGGTCATTTAATAATTCATCTTCAACTTCCTCGATGATGTCTTTAGTGAAATTTTCTCTTCCATATTTGCGTAATGCTCTATGAAATTTTAAATCACTACCCGATTTCGCATCAGTTAAATGATGATACCACCTTTGAGATGGTGTTTGAATGGTTTGTCCAATATAAACTTTTTGATTAATCTTATTAGTTATTTTATAAATATAACCCAATATTTTATTACAATAATTAGTCTTGGCTGCTGATTACCCTCGCCTTTACGTTAGGGCTTCCAGCAATTAAATAGGTTTTCTATACACATCGCTGTGTAAAGCCGCAGGTTTGTTTACGGATGAAACATATCGTTTCTGGGAACCGTCCTCACTCCCTTAGGATGATTGGTTATTTCCTGATAGAAGATGCCTTGAACTTCAACTACATCCGTTGCTATTCCACCTTTTAAATATTCAAGAGAGAATGCAGTAAAGAAAACATCGTCCGCGTCTATCCAAGTAATCCACTCGGTCTTGCACGCGTCTGCGCATCTCTGTCTTGCTAATCCCGGACCAGTGTTCTTTTCACAATCTAAAATTGTAATATCAAGGTCGGGGAATCTCTCTTTGACGAAATCATAGTTATCTGTCGGATTGTCTTTCGCAATAATAACAGATACTTCGTCTTTAATTGTTTGTGTTTGAATTGATGCCAAGCAATCGCTAATGTGATTCTCAGCCTTATAAGCAGGTATTCCTACTGTTAACCATTTGCTCATAAAAATGTCTCCTTTTTCTCATCATATTTCCTCGATGTCAATTTCGGTTCGAGGGTTCTCTTTGTCATATCCAGCCTTATATGTTAACGACGTTAAATGATTTGAGTCATCATCAACCATAAACCCGGACTCTACAAAACCATCCAAAATAAATTTAGGCACTTGGTTGTCCAAATCGTGCCGACGTCTTGTAGAAAAATATACCGTAAACGTAACTTCAAACTTTTCAAGAAGTTTATTCTGATACCCCATGTCATTTACCCACCAAATAACAAACTCTTTCCACTTCTGCTTAAGAGCATTCATCTGTGGTCTTTTCATAATAAACCAAATGTTTATTGATGGATGATAAGGATGTTCGATAGGAGGTTTACTTGCTCTGGGGTGTTGAGAAAAGTAATACGCGTTGTACCTATCAAGTACATCATTGTCTAATATTAACTTCATAGCCATTACCTAAAGCAACTCAAAAGCCAGACATTGCATCTGGCTTAAGGTTGCATATTAATTATTTTGTTAACGCGCTCCATGTCTTCGGACCTACTATTCCGTCTTTCTGGAGTTTGACACCGTTGGCGTCGACATTTTCACTCTGGAATTTTTCGACCGCGGATTTGGTTTTCGGACCGAATTTGCCATCCACCTTTCCGCAATCATATCCCTTTTCATTAAGGATAGACTGAAGAAGTTTTACGTATTCGCCAGTCGAACCTTTTTGCAATGTAGGATATTTCTTCTGAGGTGCAGGCTGCGCCGAATTAGGTGCTTTGTCTCCATAACAAATATCCATATCAACAACAGAAACAATACCATTGACTCTGCCTTTGCTGGAATACTGCCACATAAACGGATCGTATTTGCCTTTACTCGTTGCATAATAAGCCAGCCACAAAGGATATTCGGACACGTCGTTGAATTTATTCTTGAGATAATCAGGGTTGGCATAAATGCCTACGTTATAACCGTAGCCACTCATAGTCTCAAGGAATTTCTTAACCCATGCCGTTCTCTGTGTCTTATTCAGACCGGGTTTATATCTGTCAGAATCGTATTCCCAATCAGCCCAGACCTTTAAATTAATCTTGCTTCTGTAGGGTTCGATAGTTTCCTGACATTTCTTTGCGTTGAGAATAATGTCATTCTCGGTCTTAGCATATAAGAACCAGTAAATACCGATACCAAGTCCCTGAGATATTGCACCTTCAATATATGTTCTGAACATAGGATCAACATTTGTCTTTCCCCAGCCTGCTCTGATAATTACAAAAGTAACGCCATCCGCTTTGACCTTAGCCCAGTCAATCTTGCCTTGGTAATTACTTACGTCAATGCCTTTAGATTCCATCTGAACCTCCCTTCAACTGTTTAAAGATTTGATTAATACCAGTTGATGCGAAACCAGATACGATACCTACGGCTATGGCAGTAATAACATTGTCTGCGGGGAAGTTGGGCATACCAGTTAAGAATGCTACTGTACCAATAATTCCACCAACTGCGCCAACGATAATAGGGATAAATTTATCATCCAGAGGAGATGCCTTTACGCCCATACCAATAAGATAACAAATGATTGTGATAGCAGGAACTGCAATAATTCCTAAAATATTAAAATCCATTGTTATTCTCCTTTCTTAAGCCATTCATCATACAAGTCTTTCGTATCTTCCCTACTAAAGACGAATACGATTTTGGGTTCATTTGTTTCAAAATTTCTGGATATATAAATATCCAATGGCTCTACGCCACTTGACCAATAGAAAGCGGCCTGTTTTGGATTTAAAACTCGGATACTTCCAGTGGTCTGATATTTCTTATTTCTGTATTCAGAAGTAACTTCATTCATATCCTTTTTCTCCAAACTAAAAAAAGGGCACACATATTTATGTACGCGTACCCTATATTAAATTACTCCGCGCACCCTTCTGCCGGAGCCATAAGCCCAACAGAAGTATCTGCCTCAGAATCTTCTTTCGACTCTTCGACAGGTGTTTCTTTCTCCTTTGAGAAAGAAGGTTTCTTGTCTTTTTTCTGGATTTCTTTTATCTTCTCTTGAATATCATTTTTCAAACTGTCAAATTTAGAAGAATCTAACTGGCCAATCATTTCATTGGCTTCTTCTTTCGTAAGATTCCCTGCACAATAACTTGAAATAGTTTCAAAAACGGTCATACAAGTTTCATCGCAGAAATTGACGTGCCACTCGGGAAGTGGCCTAGGATTACGTTTATTGCATTGGAGGCAGAAATAATACTGTGTGCCACACGCCATGCATTTACAATTAGGCTTTTGCATTGATTTGCTTCTCCTTTCAATCAACAAAGAGGGGCCGTTAAGCCCCTCTTATAATTAATCTTACGATTCAGCAACTTCAGGAATGATAATCTGATAGAGAATCTTCTGGTTATCGCAGTAAGACTGCTGACACTGAATTGTGAAAGGATGGTTACCGTCTGTCGTAAAGCTAAGGTCTACGTTAGCATCGAGTTTTGCGTTAGGGAATACAAGGTATGCGTGAATAAGAGTTGTGGGATCACAAACGTCTGCACCAAGGATTTCCATAACGAACTTACCAGCCTTAGGGAAGTTAACAGCGTCACCTGTAACTGCTGTACCAGCCTCAAGGTCATAATCATACATAACGAAGATTCTGTCGCCTGCCTGTAATGAGGTAGGAGGAGTAATCTTTACGTTAGTTGAATCATAGAAGAACTCGTCTTCGTCAGCAGCAGTTGAACTTCTGCCGTATGCAGTACCAAGAGTACCATCACCATTCATCTTGTAAACAGTTGAAGGTGCTGTCTTAGGTGTCTGAGATAATGAGTAAGCAGTTGTACCACTTACAAGTGTAATCTCGTCGAACATAGGTGTTGAGATAGGAGCAGCCTGAGTTGCTTCCTGAACTTCTACACCGTTCTGTGCTGCGAACAAACCAAGGTCAAAGAGAGAGTTCTGTGCAGAGAACTCAGCAGATTTACCTCTGTTGAAAACAGCGATTCTTGAGCCAAGTGCATCAACTGCTTCTGCTGTTTCAGAAGTGATGTTTAATGAAGGCTCTGTAATCTGGTTGATGGACCACATATATGAACCATCAGCAGTAGAAAACATCATACCACGAAGAACGCGGTCAATAACAAAGTTATTAATTTTCATCTGGTTTTTCTCCTTTATAGATTTTTTAATAACGAGCCTATTGGCTCAACTAACTTCGCCTCATCCAGTCGAAGTTTTTCTTATCAATTTTACTCGTATCACAGAAACCACTATAACTTCCTTGCAGAAGCGATGTGGAACTAATATAAATATTAGCGCCTTTTACGGTATCCATAAACTCGTATAATGTGCATTCCTTTAACTCACTCGATTTATACACGAAACCCGGATATCTCATCATCGCAGAGATGAGAGGTATCAACTGACTTCCTTGCTTTGATGCATCTTTCATAGCCTTCGCCTTGTCGTCCCTATCAACCATAATCAACACGTTTTTAGTGTCTTTGTTTTTGGCTCGCTTAATCTTGGGTTCAATGCCGTGAATCTTGCGCAGATAGTTGACAATTTTGTGATAGGCTAATTTGTCGATGGTCTGACCAGTTTGTTCATTCCGCAAACACACTTCGTTATTCTCGGGATTAACTTGCACTTCCATATCTTCCAAACTTAAATCTGTAAAGATTAGTTTCAAGTCTTCTTTGTTTAACTTGCGCGTAAGCATTATGAACAAATCAAAGTCATCCAAAGTTTCCCAGTCAATTTTCATATCCCATAGCGTACTAATCATATCGCTGGGAATACAAGTTAAATAGTGAACCGCAGAGAAGTATCTGTCTTCCCCGAACTCTATGATGTCTCCAACGGTGGGAGACACCATAGTAATTCCTTCATTCACTTGATACTCATATCCCGCAAAGTACATCTGGAGTTCGTTAAGTTCGAACATCGTTATTAATTACCTTCGTTGATTGTTCAGTACGCAAAATGTTCAACGGTGTTTGACTTTGGAATATCAGAGTTCTGCACGCGTATGAGTTATCCGAAACGGATGTCTTATCCGATACGCATACAATTTGGGTTCCGAAATAATTGCTCCAGTTAAACTGGTCGAGGATAAGGGATGCTATCAAATCATGTCTTGCCAAACCAGTAGATTCCTCCACTATGTTCTTCTGCTCGCACAGAATGGTAAACACAATTTGATTATATTTTATTACTTCATTGACTCTGCTCACTCTTTCAAAATTTGTTTCATAACACACATAGTTCTGAACATTTGTCTGAGTGGGATAAATGATGTAATACGGCAGAATATTCACGTAATAATATTCATCAGGTTCCGCGTCTGCATCTTCCAACTCTTTATTATTTAACACGTGAATGAGAATTTTGTTGCCAAGCAATAATTCTTTAATTTTTTCTTTGATACGAATGTCTTCGTTATCAATATTGTCCCTCCAAGCAAGGAGTTTCTGTTCGTCCTGTTCAGTCCATTCCATAATACTCCTCCTTAAAGCGATTTAATATCTAACTCTA